AACGCAGCGAGCTCTAGAAGACTAGAAGAGTCCTCAAATAAACTTGGATTGATTTTCTTTCTAGCCATATACTCATTATCCTGTATAAGATTGATTTGGTATCATATGTTTCTTTCTATGCTTCTCTCTTTGATTCCACCTAGTGTTATCATTACCAAATGTAGGGTTATAATTCTTGTTTATAGAGAAGATATGTTTAGATTTAGCACCACATTCAGGGCACTCTTTAGGTTCTTTTCGGTCTGCCATAGAACACATACTTTCAAAGGTGTGTCCTCTGTTACACTTATAATCGTAGAAGGGCATTATTTCTTCCTTTGTTTTCTCTTCTGCTTTTTAGGTGGTCTACCTCTAGTCTTCCCGTATGTTCCAGCTCCCCAAGGCATATATCTACTCCTATTTAATTTCGATTTTCTTCGGTTTCTCTTCTTCTGGTAGATTTAATTCCATATCTACTACAAGAATCCCATCATTAAACTTTGCATCAACTACTTTAAGATAATCTATTAATGTCCAGTGTCTCTTAAAAGCTCGTTGTGCTATACCTTTGTAGACAAAACTATTATCTTTCTCCTTATCATCAGAGGCTTTTCCAGATATTGTCAGAGTATTATCTTTTACTTCGACAGCTATATCCTCTCTCGAAAATCCTGCTAGTGCTATCTCTAATTGAAGTGCTATCTCTAATTGATACTTATTATCATCAATTTTCTTGATATTATAAGGCGGATACTTAGGTATCTCAAAATGGTTCAGTGATGATAGTTGATTAAATACATTATCAAAACCTACTGTTAAATTTCTAAATGGGTCAAAAACTGTTAATCCAGTCATATTGTATCTCTCCTTTATTAAGCGAGTTATTAAAATGAGATGCTCTCAATGAGCCACCTCGGTTTATATGATAACCCCTCCGGTTAAAGAGGGGTTAAAAGTTTAGCTATTAACTAGCTGGTACTACGAAAGCAAGAACTGCATTGTCACGCAACTCAGCAATACCATAAATAGTATCGGAAGTGAACAAGTCACCAAGATACTGCTGCTGATATTGAGTTTGTGAACGAACACCTACTTGCTCTGCGAGTGCCCAAGCGTCTTTGTGCATCATAACACCGACACGCTCAGTACCTGCACCACCGTCACCTGTGCCACCACCGGATTTACAAGTGGGGCAGTTAGTAGAGATGAATACATCTACACCGTAGATTTGTCCAATCTTACCTGTTTTGATAGCATCGCCAGAACCGATATATGCTTGTTCTGTAAATCTGTTAATACCTAGCATATCGTTAGCAGCGACTGGAGGGATGATTAATGAACGATTGTCCATCGGAACATCCGCATTATCCAGTTTAAGTAGAAATGCACGAATACCAGCGTCAGTAATATCTGCTTCATTCGTACCAGTCCAGACTGTAGTGCCTGTGCCTATATAAGCACCGCCAAAAGAGAAATCTGTAGTTCCTCCTCCAGTACCGCCTGATTGTGCACTTTCTGAAAGATTCAGTAAGTGTGTATCTACTTGTTTAGCTAGAGCATATCCTGCGTCATCCGTATAGAACTTACGGAGTGAGCTGAGTGCTTGAACCTCAGTGATATCCTCGATTAAGACAGAGTATTCATAGTGCTTATCAATCGAAAGATTGGTCACGCTATGAGTGTCACTCTGAATATATACCTTTGTATTTGCTGCCTTAGCTGTCGCTGAACCACGGACAGGTGTAGGGATGTGTACTGTGTCTCCTTTTTTACCTTTATGATTTAAGCGAGTAACTAGATTAGCAACTACAAGGTTCGACTTATATGCTGCAATCGTCTCGTCCGACCATAGTTCGGGGATAAAATTGGCAGCAGTAGTAGTCGTTTGATGGTTAGTGCCTATAACACCTGTAGCCATAATAATTACTCCTGTATAGTAATGTTAATATTATTTGACTCTTCCTTCTGCATAGGCATTGTATATTTCATCCGCTAAGTCGGCATATCTATTAGGGTCACTCTGTTTTAATCTAATTAAATCAGCTCTCCTATATGTCTTCTTACCGGCTGTAGATTCTGAAGATACTCTGGATTCGGTCTTACCAGCTTTCAGGCTCTTCTTGCGTTTCTGCTCTTGTTGCTCTTTAACTTCAGCAGTCTTATCAATCATAGAACGCTCTTTCCAGTGCGTCAATAATTCATCGGCTGCTGCGTAGTTATAGGCATCCGCTGCTTGAAACAAGTCGGTCCTAAATGTACTAGCTTTAACCCAATCCTGAAACTTAGAATCTTTTACGATGTCTACATAGTCTGGATGAGTCTGTTCCAATTGTCCTTTGCTAGTATCTTGCGATTGTTTAGCTTGGAACTCTTGAAACTCTCGAAACTTTGGATGGTTCTCTATTAAAGAATTGACCGCTTTACTGGGGTCTTCAAAAAAATCACCTTCTGTCTCACCGTTTGAGTTTTCTGTTTGTAGGCTTGTCTGTCCGTCATTTCTAGATATTTCGGCTTTGAGGAAACTATCAGATAATTGTCTTAACTCACCAATCTCTTGACTCTTACGACCAAGTTCCTGTTCTAAGTTTTGATAACTCTTAACAATGTCCTCTACACTCTTACCTGCGAACTTATCTGGAATATCTGAAGTGGGCTCTTCTATCTCGCTTTCCACTTCTAATGTTTCTGGGGTTTCATCAGGTTGTACTGTGTTTTCTACCTCTGTATCTGCTAAATTTTCAGCAGGGTCTACTACTATACTGCTCATATCATTGCCTCCGTCCCTTTGGGATTATGAAGTTTTAAAAAATGATGACGCTATAAATCTAGTTCTGTCATCGTTGTTTTTGTTGCGTCTTCTAAAACAATCATCTGTCTTAGAATCGACAACTGACCTCTAGCGAACCAAAGGTCTCTTTCGTTATCAATAGAATCTATTCGTTTCACTGATTCGGATAGAGTTTTTAATTCTTCAATTAAATCTATCCATCCATCAGTCTCGACTAGATTTATTCTATTGGCATAAAATTCTTTATCGTCTGTTACCAAGTTTTATCCTTGCAACCTTTCCTTAGCTGTCGCTAAATTTAATAGAGTTTCGGATTTAAGATGCTCTACTTCAGGAATATTTCTCATAGTTTCACTTTGAGTATTCTCAGTATCCGCTCTTATCTTATCAATCTGTGCTAAATCTTTCTGTAGTTTAAGGAATTTCTCTTGAATCTTCAATTCATTCGGCTGTGCTGCTCCAGCTTCTGCTGCGTTCTTCATAGCTTTAGTCTGCTCTTCCTGAGCTTCTGCCAGAGTCTTCTGAACTTCAGCCTGAACTAACTGTAGTTGGAGCTCTTGTGCCATCTGTGCCATCTTCTCTTCTTCAGGATTAGGTTGCATACCTTCCATAAGAGCTTGTACTACTTGTTCTCTGTTGTGCATACTAGAATTCTGGAATACAGATAATAATATTACATCGAATGCTGGTGAATCTTTTGGTATAGCCTGTAGTAAACTGACCATCTGTTGAGCTTCCAGTTCTTTAGCCATAATACCCATAGTGGAATAAGGTACGAATTTATAATCTGTTACAGGATATCTATCTACATCAAACTGTATCTTCCTCCAGAGACATTTATTAATCATAGGGATTAAGAATGTATTCTGAAAGTTCATCAGTGTACGCTTCTGTCTCTTGATAGCAGAAGACTGTTGCATAGACATACCAGCAGATGTAGCCCTCTCTGGACTCACTCCGGTATCTGCCGAACCTGTACCCATCTGAATCATACTCTGTAGACTCGCTACTTGATTATATGTATTCTGGTCAGTGCTCCCTAAGCTCAGAGGCATAATCGCCTGTCTAGGGTCTCCATTAGTAAGTATAGTCTTGCCGGGACGAACCTCTAGCTTTACACCTCTCGGTAATCTAGTGGCATCTGCTGCCATCATAGGTGTAGTCGTCAGTGCTAGAGAGTCTATTCTAGCTCTCATCTCTGCATCTAAAGCCTTCTGTGGATTGAAGCCTTTCTCACAGACTCCTCTCCCCCAGAACTTATTCGGGACTATATCGTGCTGATAGCTTACGAATGGTCTATCGACCATCATAAACGGATTCTCTTCCGCTCTTAATATATGACTATCATTAGCTATTGTAACTACTGCCTCGACTAATTCATCTTCATTATACTCGAAAGCATCTATAGATTCGTTCTCTGATAGGAACTTTAAGGGTACTTTACCCCAGTATTCCGTAATTTTAATCTGGTCTGAGGCATCTGCCCTAGAGGATTCAGGGTCGAAACCCTTCAATCTCGCCACATTATAACTGCCTTCTATAGCTATATCTCTATATGTACCATCTTTGATACCTTCTATAATACTATGTCTAGGCTTAATGACTTCGTGGGCGACACCTAATGCTTCATTTATACTTGTAGCTGAAGGGTCTATAAGAAATTCTTTAGGGCTTACAGCATCTATACGGACATCTACAAAAGTCTCTTCCTGTATAGCTCTCTCACTAGTCATAGTTCCCTCAACAGGAACTTCTACTGGAGACTTCCAAATTCTCTCTTCTACGGATATTTTTCCTATCCCTGTACCATACACTGCACCATTGAGAAAGACCTCGCATAACGAATCCTTAGCTCCCGTCTCTTCCAAATCCTCTTGAAGCAAGTTACGGACATACTCTGCATCTGAAGGGTCTCGGTCTAAAACATCATCTTTGATATCAAACCACTTACCTCTTC